ATGACGATGGTTTATCTGAATTCAGCGCCTTTCTAAGTGAGAGGGCGGATTGATGTGGATTATCAAGAAACGAACATTTTCAAATACTGGAAAAGCTTCAGACAAAATGGCGGAAGCATAGTAGTCTCTTTAAAGATATTCAAACTTTATAAAAAGCTAGTCGCTGATCTGAAAAATACAGACAGCGACTATTATTTTGATTCAAAACGTGCGAAACACCCGATTGACTTCATAGAAAAGTTTTGTCACCCGTCAAAAGGGAAACAAGCGAACAAGCCATTGAAGTTAATGCT